CTGTGGGTTTCGCAGCAGCGCCGGGTAAACTATTGAGCATAGTTTCACGGGCACCTGCACACGCACCATGGGCAAGTGCTGGGCAAGGGGTTGATGTAAAAGTAACATTGAACGCAAGTGCTGCGCTGCCGACTGCTCCGTCCCCGACGGTTATGGCTACGAACTCAGCAACTACTGGTGCTCCTATTACTCCGCTTAAAGCATCAGTCGCAGCTACAATGCCAGCTATCCCTGCGGTAAGTGCAGCATTAAATAAATCTACTACCGCTGCAATTACCGCAGCAGTAGCAACAACCGCTGCATCAGGCTTAGCAGGCGCTGCTGTATCATTGGGTGCAGGAATTGTGCAAACAGCAGGCGGTCCAGTTGCTGCAATCGGTTCGTTAGCACTGAGTCCGGATCAGCTTTGTAACGCCGGGGTATTGAAACCAGGATCGGCTAGCTTAATTAACTCACTGGTTCAAGGTGGTAAATCAATTGAACAAGTATTGACTCCTAATTTATTTACAGGAGCTCCGGGGGCTGAAAACTTAGCAGCACTTGTTAATAATACAACCAGCCAAACAGCAGCATTGGCTACTAACTTGCAGCAATCTCAAACTGCATTAACAGCGGCAGGGGTGATAACAGGCAAAGAAGATGGTAGTCAAATCGCAGGTATAGTAACATCAGGTGCAACTGCTGGTGTGCCTGCAACATTAGACTTTATACAAAATTCACGGAAAGGTCAATAATGGTTGCGCCACTAAATTCATTACTAGGTTCAGCATCAACTGCTATCGCATCAGGAAACTTTGCAAGCAAGCTGTCATCAACTTCATTAAGTGGGTTGGGGTCAATCGCTGGCGCAGTCAGTTCAGCGAACGTGCTATCTAGTGCGGTTGCATCTGCTGCTGGTATACCTGCACTGACCGGTAATGCGGTCACTGCAATTACAACCGGGCTAGGTGCCATTAGCTCAGCAACCGCCGCCCTAAGTAAGATATCCGGCTTACCTGCATTACCGAATACCCCATCGCTATCATCTATTCCGGGATTAGCTGGAGTGACCGATGCTGCTAAGGGAGTTTCTGCATCAGCATTCGGAGCAATAACAGCATCATTCAAGCCCTTAAAAGCCGGAGTTCCTCAAAATCTAACTGCTATTGCAAAAAAAAATGCAGCAGATGCCGCAGCAGCAGATGCAGGCTCTACCCCTTCAGTAGAACCATTGACTGATGCACAGAAAAAATGGCTAGGTAATGCTGACCCAACTGACCCTGCAATACTTGCAAGAATGAAAGCTGCGGTACCCGATGCAGGTGGAGCCTTAGCAGGAGGGTCGTTAAGCTCGGTATCCGGTCTATCAGTAAGTTCAGTAACTAGTGCTTTGGGCTCAGTATCAGGAGCAGCTAGTAAAATATCTTCTAGTGTAGCAGCGATTATTCCCGGAGCAGCAAGCGGAATCAACGCATTACCGGGTGGGCTTGGTGCTATATCTTCGGTTGTAAATAATGCTAAAGGTGCGGTAAATAGTATCCCGGGAATAGCTTCAATAACAGGTGCAATAGGTAGTGCAACAAGTGCAGTAACGAATGGAGTCCCGGCAGCAACTAGCTCGTTGGGTTCGATTGCAGGACTATTGCCCGGTGGTGCATCCGCATTAAGCAAGGGGCTGGGCATATTGAAAGCTGCTGGATCTACTTTATCGGCATTAGCCTCAACTGGGCTATCTCCTTCTGCGTCAGCGAAAATGAATGCAGCTATTGCATCAATCAGTTCAGGCGGGTCAGTCCCTATAAAGATTCCTACTGTAGCAGTTAATACGACTGATCGAGGGGAATTGTCTACTGGGATTTCAGCAGTATTCGGTAATCCTAAAATAGCTGTACCAAACTTCAGCGGAAATCCAGCAACATTCGGAACGTCTCCGGCAGTTGCAGAAATAGATACTCAACAAGTAGCAATTAACAAAGCATACGCTGCTCTTGATGCCCGAACAGCAGCAGAACGTGTATTAGTGGATGCACAAACCGCATACAAAGATGCAGAAAGGGTCCTCCCAGCTGGCGATCCGCAGTTAGTTACGTTACTAGCAGCAGCAAAGGCTGCGTATGTAAAATACAGCGCAGCCTTCGATGCAGCCACGGCCGCTGCACGAGAGGCAACATCTTAACATAAATACATTATGCCATATTATACCGGTTATTCTTCTATCAATGCAAACAAGCCACGCTCTACTAACCTAAATGCCGGGGTAGATGGTGGAACTGGGAGCCTCGTCAAGCCTATCATATACGGTAAGAAATATGTATTGGTTGACGAACAGTTAGTAATACAAGACTTTATTAATGCTCTTAATATCCCCCAGGGACAAAAAGTAGGCAATCCCGGGTACGGTACTACTCTTTGGTCATTTGTGTTTGAACCTAATACAGCAGATGTTCAGTTTCAACTTGAGAATGAAATTCGACGAGTTGGTAATCTTGATCCTAGATTAATAATCAATGCAGTCAATGCATATCCACAAGAAAATGGTATCTTGTTAGAGGTTGAATTAGCAATTGCTCCATTCAATAATGCACAAGTTCTAAGCGTATTCTTTAATAATGCAACTAGCAGAGCGACAGTTCAGTAAATAACTTCAAAACCCCGGTTTTAATTTAGTATAAATACTCTTATAAAGAGAACAATACTATGGCTACAAGTTCAAGACAATCAGCCCTTTTTGGAATAAATGATTGGAAAGCAATCTATCAAACATTTCGTGAGGCTGACTTCAGAAGTTACGATTTTGAAACCCTTCGCAAGAGTTTCATTGACTACCTTAAGGTTTATTATCCCGAGACATTCAACGACTTTGTAGAAAGTTCTGAATTTATAGCATTGCTAGATGTAATGGCTTTTATGGGTCAGGGTCTAGCATTTCGCAATGACTTAAATACCCGAGAGAACTTTATTGATACTGCTGAGCGTAGAGATTCAGTTGTTAAATTAGCTAACTTAGTAAGCTATACGCCAAAGCGCAACTTAGCTGGTCAGGGTTACTTGAAAGTAACTAGTATTCAAACTACTCAGAACATAACTGACTTAAACGGATTTAATCTGTCTAATCTTCCTGTATTGTGGAATGACCCTGCTAACCCAAACTGGTTAGAACAGTACAATACTATTGTAAATGCATCATTGATAAACACCCAACGAGTCGGACGCCCCGGCAATTCTGCACAACTGTTGGGCATCAAGACAGATGAATATTCAATTAGCACTCCTAGCAATAGTTCACCTGTTGTTCCATTTAGCTCAGTAGTTAACGGAACTACCATGAACTTTGAATTAGTAAGTGTTACTAGTTTGAATGAAGATTATGTTTACGAAATTCCACCAGCTCCTACTAACATATTCAATATGTTATATCGCAATGACAAGCTAGGATACGGTAGTCCAAATACTGGATTCTTCTTTTACTTTAAGCAAGGTCAGTTACAGAATTTTGACTTTAACTTAGCACAGCAGATTGCCAATCAAGTTGTTGATATCAATATTCAAGGTGTTAACAACACTGATACTTGGTTGTATCAATTCAGCGCAGCAAATGGTGTACCGACCCCGTGGATTGAAGTTGAAAATGTATATGCTGATGCATATCTACAAACTGAATCAAGTATTCGTAGAATATTTGCAGTGATATCACGCTTTAATGATCAAGTGAGTTACACCTTCGGTGACGGCGTATTCTCTGAAATTCCAGTAGGAACATTCAGATCGTATGTTCGCGGTGGAAATGCGTTAACATATACAATTGATCCTACTGAGATGCAGGGAATTAGTGTTAATATTCCGTATATAAGTCGTTTAGGTAAAGTAGAAACTCTTACTATTGCGTTGGAATTACAAACACCGGTATCAAATGCTCAGGCTAGAGAATCGTTAGCTAATATCAAGCAACGTGCTCCTACCCGATACTATTCACAGAATCGTATGGTTAACGGTGAAGATTATAACAACTTCCCTTACACATTATATAGCTCAATCATAAAGAGTAAGGCTATTAATCGTAGCAGTGTTGGTGTAGCTCGTAACTTAGATTTACTAGACCCAACTGGAAAATATTCAAGCACAAATTCATTTGCAAGTGACGGGGCATTATATCAAAATAGTGACGATGGTAATGTATTATTAACTATTACTAGTTCAGGTAATATCATTACTTTCTTAACAGATACTTTAGCTGCTATCTTAGCTGACAATCGTGCTACACAATACTATACTGAAAACTATACACGATACGATGTTAATGTAGCATCAGGGGATGGAGTTGTATATTGGCAAGGTAGCACAGTGGATGCAAATAGTTTAACTGGATATTTTTATAATATAGCAGGTGGAACTAACTCACCTATTGCAACAGGAACTTATTCTACTCATAATGTAAAATATGTAACTCAGGGCGCGATGCTTAAATTCAATTCACCTGCGGGATATTATTTTGATACTAACAACCGATTAGTAGCGGGCATCCCAGGCCCATCTGATGTAAGTTATATTTGGACTACTGTATTAAATGTAGTAGGAGATGGATATAATAATGGTGAAGGTGAATTTGCTAATGGCACTGGTCCGGTAACGTTAAACGGATATGTTCCTTCTACTGCAATACTAACAACGGTTTTGCCAGCATTTGCAAACTCATTATCAAATGCAATTATTCAAGAATGTATTATTCGAATGGAACTTCAACAAAGTTTCTCTTTGGTGTTTGATAACTCATTAACTATCGCTCAAGATAGATGGAGTATTGTACCATATGATGCATCAAACTACTTTGTAAACTTATTGAGCCTAGGTGGTAATAGATATTCAGTTGCATATCGTTCACTTGCATATTATTTTGGTAGTGTTGCTGATACTAGATTTTCATTTGAAAATGGTAAATTAGTATATGATCCGTTTTCAGGTAAAATATTGCAAGACTATGTGAATGTGCTTGCTACTAATACTCAGCCGGGGTCAAATTATCCATTATCTACTAATACTATCGCAAGTATTGTTGGTCAGCCCGTTGCTGCTGATGGATACATAAATGATTATGAAGTGGAAGTTTCGAGTATCGATCCAAATAATCCAACTATTATCACTAATCCCGACTTCTTTAGTACAGTGACAGGATACACTTACGGGAATACTAATATAGGTATATATGTATTCTTTGAATTAATTGAAGATGCAGTTAACCTATCTAGATATCAAATTATACCATCGTCATCTGTGGCATATCAATATGCAACTAAATCACAAATTGAAGTAGTGAAGTATGATTATGTTCAAGGTCAAATATTTTATGCATATTCTGAAAATAAGTTTTATACTAGTGTGCAAGACGC